TCTGGTGTGGGTAAGACCACAGTTGCAAAAGCTCTTTGTAATGAAATTGGTGCCGACTACTATGTAATCAACGGATCTGATGAGGGTCGTTTCCTTGATACCGTCCGTAACCAGGCAAAGAACTTCGCTTCCACAATGTCCCTCACAGCGGAAGCAAAGCACAAGGTCATCATCATTGATGAGGCAGACAACACCGGCAACGATGTTCAGCTTCTGCTTCGCGCCAACATTGAGGCATTCTACAAGAACTGCCGTTTCATCTTTACTTGTAACTACAAGAACAAGATCATTGAGCCCCTCCACAGTCGCTGTGCTTGCGTTGATTTCACCCTCAAGGGCAAGGAGAAGCAGGAGGTTGCTGCTGCCTTCTTCAAGCGCCTCAAAGGTATCTTAGAGACCGAACGCATTGAAGCTGACCAGAAGGTTCTGGCTCAGTTAGTACAGAAGCACTTCCCTGACTTCCGTCGTGTTCTCAATGAGGTTCAGCGTTACTCCACCAGCGGCAAGATTGACTCCGGTATTCTCGCCACATTCTCTGACGTGAAGGTTGATGACCTTATCAGTCATCTCAAGTCAAGCAACTTCACTGAAGTTCGTAAGTGGGTTGTATCTAACCTAGATAACGACACAAACACCATTCTTCGCAAGGTATATGATTCCCTGTACTCCCATCTTCAAGGTCCGTCCATCGCTGCTGCTGTCTTGGTTATTGCTAAGTATCAGTACCAAAGCGCGTTCGTTGCTGACCAGGAGATCAACCTCCTCGCAGCCCTAACTGAAATTATGATTGAGTGTGAATTCAAATGAAAACAGCAGTTCTCTACACAGACGGCGGACAAGAGTCTGATCGCATCCGTCAGCTACTATTGAGTCTAGGTGGTGAGTACCTAGAATACACACTAGGATCTGACTTTACTGAAAGGCAGTTCCGCACAGAGTTCGGCGATACTGCCGAGTTCCCCCAAGTATCCATCGGTTATGAACATATCGGTGGTTTGAAAGACACCCTACATTATTTACAAGATCAAGGATTATTATGAACGTAAAACTCATCCGTATGCAGTCTGGCGAAGATGTTATTGCTGACCTTATCAGCGAAACATCAGAAGAACTAGTCATCAACAACCCCATTGTGTTGGTACCAGGACGCGATGGTACCGTAGGTTTTGCCCCTTGGTCACCAGTCATTCACCCCGATGTAAAGGAGCTTCGCATCCGTGCAAGCTATACCGTTTACGTGTCGGAACCCAACGATGATGTAGTTAACAATTATACACAGATCTTCTCCCCACTAACCTTGCCCCAACAGCAAAAAGGACTTATTCTATGAGCATCGATCTGAAAGAGTGGCTCAACAGTATCAACCTCTCAAAGGAGAATCTTATGGATGTTGATCCTGATGCTGAGCGTGAATATCCCCCCTTCATTATCAACAAATGCCTCTCTGGTCAGATGGATTCCTTGATGTTTTCTAATGAGATGAACAAGTATCCTCAGCTAGACAAGCGTCTCCAATATGACTTTTTTATAAATAGTTTGAGGAAGAGGAAGAGATTCTCTCCCTGGTTGAGGAAAGATAAGGTAAAAAACATAGAAGCGGTACGACAGTACTACGGTTTCTCCACCGAAAAGGCAGAACAAGCTTTGAATATCTTATCTAATGAACAACTTGATTACATTTATGAGAAACTTAACACAGGGGGATCTAGTCCATGCAAACAGATGAGAGAGGCTTAGTCTACTGGGACCCTTCCCAGATGGTAGAAATCTTTCTATCAGAGCCAGACGACTTTCTAAAAGTTCGTGAGACACTCACACGTATTGGTGTTGCTTCCCGTAAAGAGAAGAAGATATATCAATCTTGCCATATCCTACATAAGCAAGGTAGATACTTCATTGTTCACTTCAAGGAGCTTTTCGCCCTTGATGGTAAGCATACTAACATCACACTAAACGACGTACAACGCCGTAATCGTATTGCAAAACTATTGTCCGATTGGAACTTGGTTGAGCTTGCCGATGAGCAGGTAATTGTAGACGTAGCTCCACTAAACCAGATCAAGGTGCTTTCTTATAAAGAGAAAGGTGAGTGGATCTTGGAACCCAAATATAACATTGGGGGAAGACGCACAGCTAGTTGAAGTTGTGTAAACAAAAGGTGGTTTTTTGCTTACTTGGTACTAAATAATAGGGAGTCAAGGCTCACTGTGTTAGGATATATATCAAGTAGGTAGGATATCATTATATTATGAAAAGGGGGGTTTCCTCACCCCTCTTTTTTATGCCTTGAATTATAAATAGTAATGGATGCCTTCGGGGTCCACATACTACATCTCGCTTTCGAGGAGAAACAAATGAAAATGTACGGAGCAGGCGACTTAGATAAGTTCGTCAAGGATATCGAACGATATTCTATTGGAATGGATGAATGGTTTCACCGAATGGGTGCCGTTCACGAAAGTAAGGAAAACTATCCGCCTTACAACTTAATTAAAAAAAGTAATGTGAGATTTAGGTTAGAGGTTGCTCTAGCTGGTTTCAAAAAAGAGGAAGTAAAAGTTTACAGTGAAAACAACAAACTATTTGTTGAGGGTCATAGCGCTAGTGATGATGAAGAGGTTGAGTACATCCATAAGGGAGTAGCGACAAGAGACTTCACTAGAGTATGGACTATCTCAGATGACGTTGTTATCGATGAGGTCTATTATTATGATGGTGTTTTGGTGGTTGAATTACAAAGAGTCATCCCAGATCATCAGAAGCGCAAAGACTGGCTATAAATAGTAACGAGACTATTTTCTCACAAATATCGTCGCACCGGGGGGTCCTGTCAAAAAGCAGGGCAGCCCCCTTTTTATGTGCTATAATACGTGAGTAACAATTATCATTATGAACAATTCATACGACAGGGAAGACGTTATGGAATCTGAAGCACTACAACCCGCAGCCAAACTACTCTTGCTTGAGAGTGGTCAGACTATTATCGCTGGCGTTACTACAACGATCGAAGGCGATGTGTATAACTTGGTTGACCCACGCGTTGTAATGATTCAGTCCGCACGATCAACAGAAGACGGTGAGGGCACAGAAACAACAGTTTCATATACAGACTGGATGCCTTTGGCTAACTCTCGTGAGTTTGCACTAAGCTCTAAGTATGTTGTGCTAGTTACTGATCCAATCGAGACACTAGTTGAAAGTTATGAGCGAGCAAGAACAAATGGATGACGTGATCAAGGTACTGATCCTCAAAGACCAGACGGTCATTGTGACAAAGATCAAAGAGGTCGCTGAGTATGAGATCGGACAGCCTGACTGTGTTATGATAGACCCAGTCCGCTACGACTCCTCTAAAGACCTGCAAGAGAGTATGTCCCGCTACCCAGGTGCAGCGCTTACTCAAGATACGCAGATGGCTATCCTTTCAGATAATATTCTGACTATGGTTGCTCCTGCTACTAAACTCCTTTCTGAATACCTCGTTACTATTTCTGATTAATGTCTAAAAACAAGTTTTACACCAACGTTCAGATGTATGGAAACAGCATCCTCCTCAGGGGCTATGAGAATGGCGAGAGATACAATACTCGTCAGAACTTCTCACCAACATTGTTCGTGACCTCTAAGAAAGAGTCTGAGTGGAAAACTTTGGATGGAGAGATGGTTTCCCCCGTCTCTCCGGGCACTATCAGGGAGTCACGTGAGTTCCTAAAGAAGTATGATGACGTTGATAACTTCAACGTATACGGCAATGAGCGGTTTATTTTCCAGTTCATTGCCGACAACTATCCTGGTGAGATCAAGTTTGATACCGCCAAGATGAAGATTGTTACTGTGGATATTGAGGTTGAGTCTGAGTATGGATTCCCCGATCCAGAGAATGCAGCAGAAGAAGTCCTTCTTATTACAGTACAGGACTATAATACAAAAGAAATTATTACTTGGGGACAAACCAAGCACGGTGACTTTGAGAACAAGCAAGATAACGTAGACTTCCGCCCGTGCTACGATGAGTACCACCTATTGAACTCATTCCTAGAGTGGTGGACAAATGACGTTCCTGACGTTGTTACTGGATGGAACCTAGAATATTATGATATTCCATACATCTGTAACCGCGTCTCTCGTATCCTAGGCGACAAGACTATGAAGTCCCTATCTCCTTGGAAGCTAGTGTCTGAAGAGAAGCACTTTATCAAAGGTCAGGAGAAGATCTACTTTGATATTGCTGGTGTTACACAGTTAGATTACCTAAACTTATATAAGAAGTTCACATATACCAACCAAGAAAGCTACCGCCTAGACCATATTGCTAATGTTGAGCTAGGTCAAAAGAAGCTAGATCACAGCGAGTTTGAGACCTTCAAAGACTTCTATCGCCAAGGCTGGCAGAAGTTCGTTGAATACAACATCGTTGACGTAGAGCTAGTTGACCGCCTGGAAGATAAGATGAAGCTTATTGACCTTGCTATCACTATGGCTCTTGATGCTAAGGTGAACTTCCGCGACGTATTCTATCAAGTTCGTATGTGGGATACCATCATCTATAACCACCTACGATCTAAGAATATCGTTATTCCTCCCAAGGTGAAGGTTGATAAGGATGCTAAGTATGCTGGTGCATATGTAAAAGAGCCTGTCCCCGGTAAGTATGACTACGTAGTCAGCTTTGACCTCAACTCACTGTATCCACACTTGATTATGCAGTATGCGATCTCCCCAGAGACGCTTATTACTATGGATGATCTCAATGCAATGATCTATCAAGCAGAGAATGATGTGTCTGCTGATAAGGAAAAGCTTGACGCTATGTACAAGATCCGTGAGTTGTCCGCCAAGATCAACGTATATAAGGTTCTAGATATGGAACTAGACCTATCACCACTCAAGGTGATGAACTGGACTATGACCGCCAACGGTGCTATCTACAAGCGCACTAAGGGGATGCTACCTGAACTAATGGAGAAGATGTATGCAGAACGAGTTACCTTCAAGAAGCGAATGCTCGCAGCCAAGCAGCTCAATGAGACGAAGCCTTCTAAAGCACTTGAAAAGGAGATCTCCCGCTGTAACAACATTCAAATGGCGAAGAAGATTTCTCTTAATAGTGCTTATGGCGCTATTGGTAATCAATACTTCAGGTATTTCAAGCTAGCAAATGCTGAGGCTATCACCTTGTCTGGTCAGACCTCTATCCGCTGGATTGAAAACAAACTTAACGGTTATATGAACAAGACCTTGAAGACTGAAGGTGTTGATTATGTTATCGCTTCTGATACCGACTCCATCTATTTGAACGTAGGACCCTTGGTACAAAAGGTGTTTGGGGATAAGGAAGTTGAGAAGGTCAAGATTGTTGACGCTCTTGACTCATTCTGTCAGGCAAAGATTGAACCATTCATTGATAAGTCTTACTTTGAACTAGCTACATATGTCAATGCATATGACCAAAAGATGCAGATGAAGCGCGAGAACATCGCCGACCGTGGTATCTGGACTGCTAAGAAGCGTTACATCTTGAATGTATGGGACAGTGAGGGAGTAAGATATGCACAGCCCAAGCTCAAAATGATGGGCATTGAGGCAGTCAAATCATCTACACCGGCACCTTGCCGAGCGATGATCAAAGAGGCTCTCAAGCTAGTTATGGAAGGAACTGAAGAGCAAGTTATTGACTATATTGATAGCTGCCGACTTCAGTTCAAAATGCTTTCCCCCGAGGAAGTATCCTTCCCACGTTCTGTGAGTGACGTTGTAAAGTACAAGTCCTCCGTTAGCATTTACGCTAAAGGTACTCCGATTCATTGCCGTGGAGCACTACTATTCAACCACCATATCAAAGCCAATGGTTTGGATAAGAAGTATTCACTTATTGGTAATGGCGAGAAGATCAAGTTCTGTTATCTCAAAGTCCCTAATAAGATCGGCGAGAATGTTATCTCATTCATCTCTGACTTTCCTAAGGAACTCAACCTAGAGAAATACATTGACTATGATCTACAGTTCAGCAAAAGCTTCTTGGAACCACTCAAAATTATCTTAGACTCCATTGGCTGGAGTTCTGAGAAAAAGGTAACCTTAGAATCGTTTTTTGGATAGCAAGATGGACAAAACTAAATTGGCTATGGACCTCTTCATCGAGTCGGTATACAAACCCGACCCGGTTTTGAGGTCTTCTGCTTTGGATCAAGAATGTTTGGAGGAATTGCTCCAAATTCGCGAGGATGTGCTACAATACTTATACGAAATCAGGAGAACCTAGATGGCTCTATCGCAGTCAGTGCAAGAAGCACTACACGACGCACAATCCAGCTTACGAAATGCTCTGGCTTACGCCGCTCGCAACGAACGTCCACTAGTATGTACTTCCATTGCGGAGATGCTTGCTAAGCTAGACCAGATTGAGAAGTTTGATGACCTCTTCGATTCTCTTGAGAGTAAGAATGTTGATCCTGGTAATTTTTTCGGTAGCTAATTATGGACTTTCTAAAGGATATTGTAAATGAAATTGGTGGTGACTTCACAAAGATTGCAAGCGAGATTGACGAAACTGAAACATACGTTGACACCGGTAGTTTCATCTTTAATGCTCTTGTATCTGGGTCTTTGTACGGTGGTGTTTCTGGGGACAAAATTACTGCTATTGCTGGGGAAAGCAGTACTGGTAAGACTTTTTTCTCACTCGCCGTCGTCAAGAACTTCTTGGATACTAATCCCGATGCATATTGCCTTTATTTTGATACTGAAGCAGCAATCAATAAGGGAATTCTCCAGTCACGTGGTATCGACCTCAACCGCGTTGCTGTCGTCAATGTCGTAACCATTGAAGAGTTTCGTACAAAGGCACTGAAAGCAGTTGACCTTTATATGAAGAAGCCTGAGGGTGAGCGACGTCCTTGTATGTTCGTTCTAGACTCCCTAGGTATGCTCTCCACTAATAAGGAGATCAACGATGCTCTAGACGACAAGCAAGTGCGTGATATGACCAAGTCCCAGTTGATCAAAGGTGCATTCCGTATGCTAACCTTGAAGCTTGGACAGGCTAAGATTCCAATGCTCGTTACTAACCATACTTATGATGTTATCGGTGCTTACGTTCCTACTAAAGAAATGGGTGGTGGCTCTGGTCTTAAGTATGCCGCTTCTACTATCATTCATCTTTCAAAGAAGAAAGAGAAGGATGGAACAGAGATCGTTGGAAATGTTATCAAAGCAAAGACTGCTAAGTCGCGTCTAAGCAAAGAGAATATGCAAGTCGGTGTCCGTCTCTACTATGATGAGCGTGGACTAGACAAGTACTATGGTCTCTTGGAACTAGGTGAAGCTGGTGGTCTATGGAAGAACGTCGCAGGGCGTTATGATATGGGTGACGGCAAGAAGATCTATGCTAAGGCTATTCTCAAGGATCCCGAGCTATACTTCACTGACGAGGTGATGGAAAAGCTAGAGGTTATTGCTAAAGGAACATTCTCATACGGAAACTAATTCAGGTATTAAATGGAACGAATTGAAAATCTTATTCTAAGATCATTAGTATATAATGAAAACTATTCACGCAAAGTCATTCCCTTCATTGAACCAGACTATTTCCACGATTCATCTGATAGGATCCTCTATGAGGAGATCGCTCAGTTTATCGTCAAGTACAACTCTAGCCCTTCCAAGGAAGCTCTTGGTATTGAGGTAGAGAATCGTCACGACCTTACAGAAGGTGACGTGCAGAATATCCGTGAGACTCTTCTGACCTTTGATGAGGTTACTGGTACTGATGATTGGATGCTTGATTCCACTGAGAAGTGGTGTAAGAAGCAAGCCATCTATAACGCCCTTATGGAGTCCGTCAGCATCGCTAACGGTGATAGTAAGACTAAGACAGAGGACGCTATCCCTAGCATCCTCTCAGGCGCTCTGGGGGTCTCCTTTGATAGTAACGTCGGTCACGACTATATCGAAGATGCCTCCGAGCGTTTTGACTTCTATACCCGTAAGGAAGATAAGATTCCTTTCGATATCGAGCTACTCAATAAGATCACCAAGGGTGGTCTAACTAACAAGTCACTCAACATTGCCCTAGCTGGTACTGGTGTTGGTAAGTCACTCTTTATGTGTCATGTTGCCGCTGCTTCATTGATGCAAGGAAGAAACGTTCTCTACATCACCTGTGAGATGGCTGAAGAGAAGATTGCAGAACGTATTGACGCCAATCTACTCAATGTAAATATCCAAGATATTGCTAACCTACCCAAGCAAATGTTTGAGAGTAAGGTTGCTAAGGTGTCTAAGAAGGTTCAAGGTTCCCTTATTATCAAGGAATACCCAACTGCACAGGCACACTCTGGTCACTTCAAGGCACTTCTAAATGAGCTACAACTCAAGAAGAACTTCCGCCCTGATATCATCTTCATTGACTATCTAAACATCTGTGCTTCCAGCAGAGTCAAGGCAGGTTCTAATGCAAACTCCTACACACTCGTCAAGAGCATTGCAGAGGAGCTTCGTGGTCTAGCGGTGGAGTTCAACCTACCCATCGTCAGCGCCACCCAGACGACCCGTAGCGGCTATGGAAACAGTGATGTGAATATCACAGACACCTCCGAGTCTTTCGGGCTTCCAGCGACCGCTGACCTTATGGTAGCGCTCATCTCAACAGAGGAGTTGGAGGAGCTAGGTCAAATTATGGTAAAACAACTCAAGAACAGATACAATGATCCCACCATCCACAAGCGTTTTGTTGTCGGTATTGACCGCGCCAAGATGCGCCTTTATGACTGCGAGCAATCAGCTCAGGATGATATTATGGGCGGCAGTAAAGAAGAAGAGTATGAGCACGGTCAAGATGCTTCTTCGTTCAAGGAGAAGTTTGCTAAGCTTAATTTCTAGTCAATAAATAAAATAAGACTGTAATGTATATCCGTGGCTTCTCTCTCCGGCAATTCAACTAACGGTATCCCAAACTGGGATAAGTATGTAAAAAACCAAGCAAGTCTTGCTACCGTGAAGTATGACCTGGAGAAAGCCGCGTTCTTATATAAGAATGTCTCCAATACAAAGCAATCTGATGTAATAGGTCTATTACCAGTAGGTACAGTAGTAAATATAATCTCCCCCACACAATATAAAATCAGTGTATCTAAGGAAGCAGGAAAAACTTCAACAAATAAACCAGCAGCTAAGGTTAGATATGATGGAAAAAGTGGTTATGTGCTAATTACTGCTATCAGAAAGCCCACAAAGGCACCTGATTCGGTGGAAAAGAGAACAATTGATATAACACAAACAACTCTCAACGCATATAAGCAAGTTTCTGGTATAGGAAGAGGACCCAAATCAGGCATCAACATTGAAGTTGAGGGATTTGGGGTCATCCAAAATGTTGCTACGGTATCAAAAGTCCCTCAAAGGGTGAATAATAGGGAAGCAAAGGCAGATATTGTTTTGAAGGATACGAAAGGTAAGCCACTTCTTTACGTATCACATAAAGCGGGTGGTGGAGCTAAGGCTTTTCAACAGTATGGTGGTATATCTAAGAAGGCAGGGACCAAAGCCAATCCTGGATTGATCTATAATGACCCAGAGACTCAGCAATACCTGTCTGATCTTTGGAAACTTTATCAGGATGCTCTAGCAGGAGCACCCGATTATGGTCTAGCTAATCCATTTGATGAGAAGGGCATCTTGAAGTATGGTAGAATCTACAGGTTCGTGAAGTCAGATGACCTTATTGGTAAGTCAGTATTCGGACCAGACTACGGTGGAGCATTTGGGATTGATAACGTCAATCTAATCGGTCAAGGTAATTTCATCTTCAAGCCGTATATGAATGACGTCCAAGACATCTCAATCAGACTCAATTTTGAAAACTTTGAGATCAATGGAGACATCTCTGAGTTTAGGAAGGGTGACTATCGAGCTATCTTCGTATCTAGAAGTGCTTCAGATAGAAAAACCGAGACACCATTTGGTAATATCCCTAAGCTCAGATCTGGTATATTCAATATGTCTTACCTCTCTGGTCAATCTGAAAATATTGACGCACTGCTCTAAACCTGCTACAATAGATCCATCGCAAGATAAAAAACATTATGAGTCAAGTCGATTTCAACCGCTATCTAGAATTCGTAGATGGAGTTACCAGTGAGCCATCACGTGATAGCAACGCTTTCATCTACCGTGTCGAAGAGCTTGCTGGACAAGGCTGTGATATCCAACGTCTCCTAACCGCTTCTGTGGGCGTCTGCGCCGAGGGTGGTGAGTTTATGGAGATCGTAAAGAAGATGGCTTTCCAAGGCAAGCCTTACAATGAAGATAATGTATATCATATGAAGCGTGAGCTAGGTGATATTATGTGGTATATGGCTCAAGCCTGTATTGCCCTTGATGTGACATTCGAGGAACTGGTCGAAATGAACGTAGCCAAGCTAGAAGCACGCTATCCTGGTGGAAGCTTCGACGTTCATAACAGCGAAGTTCGTGTTGAGGGAGACATTTGATGAACCTAGACACCCTAAAGGATAAGCTAGGTGGAGCGTGGTATGATACGTGGTGGATTGCGATCTCCGAAAGGTTTGATCCAATGCCCGAGTGTCTACGATGTTGGGAACCAGACTTCTTTGAATACATCAATGAAGGTTGGTTAGATATGTACTACGAGCCACCAACAGAGGCTGAGATGAAAGCTTCATTTTATGCATCAATCACTGTAAATAGCAACCCGTATTACAACGAGAAGTACTACGATTATGAAGTTTGACTTAGATCTGGAAGACTTCACCATCATTCAAAACGCCATCCACTACTACAAGCACGTAGAGAAGCGAGGCAACTTCAAACAATACGACATCCCTAGATGTGAAGCTCTCAGGGACAAACT